TTTAAGTGCTTTTGCACGTGACATATCAGCAACAGATTTTTCGTTGATAGCATCTTCCAATTCTTTCTTTGATGCAAGGTTACCAACAGAATCGATCATGACTACAACTTTATCACCACGATCCAGAGCTTCAAGTTGGCCGATGAGATCGAACTTCAGTTGTTCTACATCTGTAATTGGTGTATGAAGAACACGACTGGTATCAATATCAAATTGTTCAAAGTAAGACTGTGGGGAACCAAATTCAGAATCATAAAAGAGTAGTACCGAATCTTTATATTTCTTGAGATAGGCCGAAGCCATAATCAAGCCAAACGATGTTTTGAAATGTTTAGATGGTCCAGCAAGAACTGTAAGTCCCGGTGCCAGTCCGCCATCCATAGAACCAGATAGTGCAACATTCATCATTGGTACGTCGGTTGGTACCATATCTTTTTCGTTAAAGAATTTGGAATCAGAGAGAATAGACGTTTCTTTGATCTTACTATTCTTTTTGAGTTTATCCATAATGGACATATACGTCTCCTATAATTTTTCTTCTATTATACCACATCTTTCTGCAAATGTAAACTAATATATTCTTCGACTTTTATTTTTGGCTTCCAACCAAGTTTTAATAGGTCAGTATTGTCAGCGGTATTATCTTTTGCTTCACAATCATCACCATCGGTTACAGGCACATCAATACCAGCTACTTTTGCTAGATCTTTAACAACAACGCCGAGGCCGGTTCCAATATCATAATATGGTTTTAGAGCAACATCTGGGTAATGATGTAAATTTAATCCTTTATCCATAATTAATAGCATAGCATCAACAACGTCATCAACGTGTATAAAATCTCTTATATGTGTTGTTAGGTATTTTACTTCACCACGAATAAGTTTACCAATTAGCATACTTTCACGTGCACCTTCACCGTATACTGTAGTAAAACGAAGACCAACCTGACCTTCTTGTGCTGTTTCTTCATTTACTTTTTTACTTGTACCATATGGCGATAACCACCAGTTGTGTATGCAAGATGATGAAGCATAAAATAGCGGTATATTAATTGCTTTACACATTTTTTGGATTCTTGTTGTGTTAACTACATTGTTTTCCCAATATCGAGCTGGATCTTTAATACTTGCTCTTACGTCAGCCCATGCTGCAAGATGGAAAACTGCATCGTAATTCTCTAAGTGAAATTTTTCAATAGGTTTATCAATACGTAAATCCCATTCAGTAATATTGTGTCCCTGCTTCCTTAATCTTTCCTTTAGGTGACTTCCAATAAATCCATGAGATCCCGTAATTGCAATCTTTAATCTTTTCAATTTACGTACTCCTTTAATCTTTTTATTATTTTCTTTTCAAAAGAAATATCGTTTAAATTTCTATTCAGTGGTGATGGATGTGGTGCGGCAAAGTGTGGTATGCCAGCTTTTTCCATAAATTTTGAAACCTCACCACCAAGTGTAATAATCTTACTGTGGTCCAGCCCATCCAAGCATAAATCTTCTTTTACCAGTTTCTTACATGGGACTGGCGAAAGATTGGTAAACGCATATGTACGGATACCACATTCATCTAACCATCGATGAAGTCTTTTGATGGTAGGAGAATTTCGTATATTCTTTTTAGATGGGCTGTGACCAACAATAAGTATTCTATCCATTTTTTCTTAGGACGTGTGCCATATCCTCTTCTAATTTTTTAACTCGCGATTTAAGTGTTTCAATTTCGTTTTCTAATTCTCTATTTGTTTTTGTCATTGGGGTTGAAGTCTCTTTTAGTCTACGTGCCATGTAATCATGGTGGCTCTCATGCCTTAAGGAATTCATATTGCACTCCTGCTTCGTTAAACATATCTTGGGTTAGTCCCCAAGATTCCTTCCATCGCTCTGGAATAGAACCTTCCATTACGATCTTCTTGATGCCGACCTGTATAATACCTTTTGCACAGTCGGAACAACAAGGTAATCCATAAACATACATGGTTGCACCATCGAGTGATGTACCATTATATGTAGCATTAAAAATGGCGTTCATTTCTGCATGAACAATCATTTTATATTTTAATTCTCTGTTTGTATATCTTGTTAGGCTATCACTGCATCCACGTGGGAATCCATTATATCCAGTCGAAAGTACTTGGCCTTTACCGCCAATTGCAACTGCACCAATTTTTGAAGAAGGATCTTTTGACCATTGAGCAGCCTGTTTGGCTAACTCCATATATCTCCTATCCCACTTGAGCTTGTTCTCTGAAGATTCTGTCGTTGGTTGCTCTTTGATCGGTTGGGTCTTTTCTGATCTTGTCAGTTTTGAGAGGATGCTTTTCACGATTTAAAATCTCCGTTGGTACAATATTAGCGAACGTTTCTTTCAGTACTTTCTTTTCACCATTACGTTTATGATATGGTGTATCTAATGCATGCTTTACAATTGTTGGGGAAAGGAATGGTGCGCGTAATTCAATAGTTGAATACATCATAGTCCTATCTAACTTTGGTAAGTGATAATAAGGTAGTTCGGCGAAAGTGTCTGAATGTTGGCTATCGTATTCTTTTGCTCTACGATAACCACCGAATAATTCATCAGCACCATCGCCAGTCATAACTGCATAAAATCCTAACTCACGTAGTTTTCTTGCCATTGCAATTTGCGGTTTAACAGAACCAAGATCAACAGGTGATTGGTGTATGCGTATTGCTTCTTCGTCTGTTACATCATCAAGGACTACATCAACTAGTTGGTCTGAAACTAAATGTGCAAAATCTTTTTCGTGATTTTCTACATGTATTGTTTTGACGTCACGTCCTAATTCTTTGAGTAGTCCGTGTATAATAGTAGAATCTAAACCACCGGAGAGTAGCATTGAAACTTCTCTCTGTCCACCCAGTCTAAGTTCGACGGAGCGTTTCATGTCATCGTATAGATTGTTTGTTTGGATTTTATCCCAGTCCCAGTATCTATGCACGATTCCCTGATGAATGAAGTGTCCTGGCGGTAATTGTTTGATTTCATTGTACGGTGTACGTCCGTCTGGCGAGTAACCCCATTTCAATGTGTTTGACATAAACGTTTCGTCAATTGTCACATTATCAAAGATCTTGAGTATATCGATTTCAGAAGCCATTGCATCGATATCAGTACGATAATAGAGTGGCTTGATACCAAGATGATCAGTTATACCAAAAAGATAACCATCCATCGCTGTAACGTATGTCCAGAAGCCATCGTACTTGTGAAAACTATCTAATGCGTATACATCATTAAAAAATTCATGGTGTACTTGTTGTGCATCTGTTTCGTATTTGTCAGAATCGTAATTAAATATTTCACCAACAAATACACCAGGTATATCATCGCCAACTGGTTGTATTGCTACCTTTGGATCTAGATTAACAAACGGTAATGCAATGTGTTCGAAATTAAAGCCGTCAAAATTAGTGAATCCTGTAAACTGTTCTAAACCTCGATATTGTATTTGTCGTATAAACGATGGAAACACCTTTGAGTTATATTCAGACGGATAAGCTATAAAACCACACATTATCTACCTCCTGCCATGTACCGCACATATCTACGTGCAATTTCTTCATCATTATTTTTCTTTGGCTGATCTATATCTTGATATTCTTTTACCATATTATTAAGCATATACTTATCATTCTTAAAGCAATGTAAACTAGTTGAGCTAAAATGTAAATACCCCATTTTACAATGTAGGTTAGCTTGTTCCTTTATCCATAAGCAAAGCCTATTTGCAAAGTACAAATCGTTATGTAAGTGACGTACAACATCGCAAGAACGCATATGGTATGAGCAATGTAGTTCATCGCCACGTACTAAGAAATGCCAACCAAAAGAACAAGGTACACGTTCGCCTTGGTTTGCAGCAACTAGATCTTCAGGAAACCACATTGGAACGTAACACTGACGCGTGGTAGGATCTTTCTTAAGTAGATCAACTGCATCACCAAGATTACCCGTTTGAAAACGAATACCGTTAGATCTTGGTGCCCACATACGTTCGGGGTAGGAATGGCTAAATGCTTCACCTGAAAGGTATTGGTCCGTATCTTTTAACCACATAACATGTGACGGCGGTGGGTTAAGAGGTTCACCTCCAACGCGTTCTTGAAAATGCGTATCAGCCCATGGTTGTGTTGCCTTACATAAATCCGATGCATGTTCTGAATCATCAGACATTTTAGCAACAAGGTCAGCATGTAATACTTCTAAGAACGTTGGGGGTTCTTTCGTACCTTGCCATGATGCTGTTTGGATTTCATACCCTTGTAGAAGTAGTAGTTGACGAAGCTTATGTAAACCTTCGCCAAGATCTTTTCCAGTTACTCTATTCATTATTATCTTTATCTATAGGACGGTTAAGGAAATCACGGTTAGGATCTTGACCATCAATACCATGATTCATATATGCAACAAAGAAAGAACAATAATTAATCATATCGATACAAGAATCTTGTAGTGATTCGAAGTTTGGTTCGTAGCTAGGATCTTGTTCCATTGCTTCAAGAACGGATTGTATACGAAGCATTTTACCAACCATAATATCAGAAATAGTTGCACAACCGCGTGGGTAGTACATTGCCTGGCGTATACGTGATTTAGGATTCTGGTAATCGTTACCTTTTTGATTCTGTATTTCAGCAGCTTTGCGTAATACTTCAAGAGATGCTTTACTCATGTTCTACTCCATTTTGTCTATTATAACACAATGTGCTTTGTTTGTAAACCTTTTAAATATTTCGGAAGACATATTCTAATGCCCGATCTGCTTCTTTGTCAAGTGGACGGTTGGCATACCAATTTCCAGTATCCATATCAAGTTCTCTACACATCTTGGAAATTTCCTGTGCAGTAATAGGATAATTCTTTTTAATTGCATTACCAGCAACAGCAACCATAATCTGGTACATCTTGTGATACCAACCAGTATTACTAATTAGTCTGTATTCAGATTCAAGATGACGCGGAAAGAATGGACAATCACGGTATGAAGTCCAATGAATATTTGTGTTGTCTAGTTGTTCTTTACGATATTCAATAACGGCTCG